TGACAGCGTAGACACTCTAGCATTCAACGTGAAAGACTCGTATGTGTCTTTATTAGAAATATTAATGTTAACTGCCTTTGGAGCATACTTCGCGGGTAGAACAATAGAAAAAGTAAAAAAGTAAAATTATGGGATATAATATAGGGGTAGATCAATTAGGACAACTTGGAAGTGGATTTAGTGACCAGGCAGACGAAGTCACGGCTCCCGCTGGTAAGGTTATAATTGCAATACAATTTTTGGATGCAGCGGTACTCTCCACGTTAGTTGCTGCTACAGACAATCCTGAAGCGGCTTACTTTAGCCACACAGCGGCAGTTGCTGGTAACGGCGCTGGAGCAGCAGAAACAGATACGGCAACAAGCTTCCCGGCAGGGATAACAATATACGGAAGATGGTCTAGTTTTACACCACCAGCCTCAACAACTGGAGGCGTAATCTTCTACTTCGGATACTAATAAGAACAACAATTTAATTTAATATAATTTAATTATGGGTAAATCAAAAAAGAAGGTCGTAGACCTAAAGCCGGAGAAGATTTCGGACGAACAGTTAAAAGAATTACAACAAGTAGTTTCGGCTATAAATAAGTTGCAGTTTGATATTGGAACTATGGAGGTGCAGAAGCATAACGCTCTACATGCTATATTCCAAGGTAACGATAAGTTAAACGAAATGCAAGGCAAACTTGCTGAGCAGTACGGTACTAACGATATTAACATCCAAGACGGTACAGTGAATTACAAAGAAGATGAGCCATCTGATTCGTAAGATCACAATAGGTAAAGACTATAAAAATGACTCCATGCACTATGCCGTAGGGCAAGAGGTGTATGGAGGTCATACCATTTGTGATATACTAGAAGAGAAAGATAAGTACTCTATATATATCAAGAAAGGTAAAACAGTGATACCTTGGAAGGATTTTAACAAGAACATGGCTATATCTGTTGAGTATAATCTAGAGTACTAATGCAGTCGGTTTACAACTACGTTGTAGAGCCATTAGGAGAAAGGTATAACAACACGAAAAAAGTTGGAGATAAAGAGCTCATACTAAACACGGAGGTCTATAATCACCAGCACGTAAATAGAGAGGCTAGGGTTTTATCTGCACCTAAAATAGGTGGTTCAGAAATACTTGCCGGGGATACAGTTACTCTACACCACAACGTCTTTAGAAGATGGCATGATGTAAAGGGTAGAGAAAGGAACAGTAGGTCTTTCCTTGAAGAAGGCAAGTATCTAGTGGGTCAAGATCAGATATACCTATATAAAAGAGGTGTAGACTGGATATGCCCAAAAGGGTATTGCTTCGTGCAGCCAATTAAGGAAGATGACTTTTTTAGCGATGAAGCAGAGAAACCGTTAGTAGGTATTGTGAAGTACTCTGACGGGTCAGTGAGCGAAGGCGATCTTGTTGGGTTTACGCCTAGCAGCCAATTTGAATTCGTGGTAGATGGTCAGAGGATGTACCGAGTTTTATCTAATTTTATTACAATTAAATATGAATATCAAGGAGACGAAGAGGAATATAATCCAAGCTGGGCAGATAGCCGTTGAAGAGTTAATCAAGGTAGCTAAAGAAGCTATCGTCGATTCAGGTGATGATATCACTGCTGACAGACTCAAAAATGCCGCCGCTACAAAAAAGCTTGCTATCTTCGATGCCTTTGAGATATTAAACAGGATCCAAGAAGAAGACAATCTCCTAGAAGGCCGTGAGCCTGAAGATAAAGGAGGTTCAGTTTTCAAGGGTTTTGCTGAAGGAAGATCTAAGTAATGTACGAGCAGACATTATTAAAAATAATAGAGCCTATAAAGAAAACCACTCTTACCAGGTTAAATAGAGGTAAGAAGTGGAAGTATGGTTACGACAAAGACCACGATTTAGTGGTATTGTCTAAGACCGGGGTTATAGGTGAGATATACGATATACAGGGTTTTAAGATTGCTTTACCCAAACCCACTAATGTTTTCATACCTGAGAACAACAAGTGGAAGAAGGTAGATCAACCCAAAGAACTTAGCCGCATAAAGACTATATTCGACTGGAGGGCTTATCCAGACGAACAGAAGGAGAAGTGGCATGACTATATAGATGAGGAGTTCAGGCGTAGAGAGGAAGGTCACTGGTTTATGAATAATGGTAAACCAACATATTTGACTGGTAGTCACTATATGTATTTGCAATGGAGTAAAATTGACGTTGGGGCACCAGACTTTAGAGAGGCCAATCGGTTATTCTTTATATTTTGGGAAGCCTGCAAAGCCGATAAGAGATGCTATGGAATGTGCTACCTTAAGAACCGCCGTTCAGGATTTTCTTTTATGTCTTCTGCAGAGACAGTTAACTTAGCCACTATATCGAGTGATAGTAGATATGGGATCTTGTCTAAGTCTGGTGCCGATGCGAAAAAGATGTTCACAGATAAGGTAGTTCCAATATCTATAAACTACCCTTTCTTCTTCAAGCCGATACAAGACGGTATGGATAGACCTAAGTCAGAGCTAGCGTATCGAGTACCTTCTACTAAGTTTACTCGTAAGAAGATACAGAGTAATGAAAAGCTAGAGGAGCTCGCGGGTCTTGACACTACTATAGATTGGAAGAACACAGGGGACAATAGCTATGACGGTGAGAAATTAAGCCTACTAGTTCATGATGAGAGTGGTAAGTGGGAGAGACCTGATAATATATTAAATAACTGGCGAGTAACAAAGACTTGCCTAAGACTTGGAAGTAGAATCGTAGGGAAATGCCTTATGGGATCTACTTCAAACGCATTAGATAAAGGAGGTAGTAATTTTAAAAGGCTTTTCAATGACTCGGATGTATCAAAACGAAACCGTAATGGACAAACAAAGTCTGGGCTTTATTCTCTCTTTGTCCCAATGGAATGGAACTATGAGGGATTTATTGATGAGTACGGATTTCCAGTCTTTGATAATCCACGTGATGGAGAACGACTGGGACCGGACGGTGAACTAATAGATATAGGGGTTGTAGATAGCTGGGAGAATGAGGTAGACGGTTTAAAAGAAGATCAAGATGCTTTAAATGAATTCTACCGTCAGTTCCCTAGAACTACGGAGCATGCGTTTAGAGATGAGAGCAAAAGCAGTCTTTTTAATCTAATGAAGATATACGAGCAGATAGACTACAACGAAGGAAGTAGACACGCTGCTCACACCACAACCGGAAGTTTTGGTTGGGTTAATGGAATTAAGGATTCAAAGGTGGTTTTCCACCCAGATCCAGGAGGTAGATTTAAGGTAAGCTGGGTACCACCAGTTCACTTACAGAACAAACAAATAATAAAGAATGGTATTAAGTTCCCAGGCAATGATCATATTGGGGCGTTTGGCTGTGATAGTTATGATATTAGCGGCACTGTCGATGGCAAAGGCTCGAAAGGGGCCCTTCACGGATTAACGAAGTTCTCTATGGAAGACGCTCCTTCGAGCACGTTTTTCTTAGAGTATATAGCAAGACCACAAACCGCAGAGATATTCTTTGAGGATATGCTTATGGCCCTTGTATTCTACGGGATGCCTATACTTGCAGAGAATAATAAACCAAGGTTACTGTACTACCTACGACGAAGAGGTTATAGAGGGTATAGCATGAACAGACCAGATAAAGCTTGGAAGAAGTTATCAGTTGCCGAAAGAGAGGTGGGTGGTATACCAAACTCAAGCGAGGATATTAAACAGGCTCACGCAGCCGCTATTGAGATGTACATACAAGAACATGTAGGTCACTTAGGCGAAGGCAACTACGGGACAGTATACTTTAACGAGTTGCTTAACGATTGGGCTAAATTTGATATAAACAAAAGAACCAAACACGATGCTTCTATAAGCTCTGGTCTAGCGATCATGGCTTGCAATAGGCATCTATACGCACCCAATGCCAAAGTTGAAAGGCAATCCTTAAACTTGAATATATCTAAATACAACAATAAGGGCTTTAACTCCCAGATAATTAAATAAGCATGGCTGAGTCAGTATATGTAAACTTCCCTTCTCAAGCGGTTCCTGACCTAGAGAAAATGAGTGCCGAGTATGGCCTCAAGGTAGCGCAAGCTATAGAGCAGGAGTGGTTTAAAGATTCACATAGCAATAGATACAACGAAACTCAGCAGAAGTTTCACAACCTAAGACTATACGCTAGGGGAGAGCAATCTATACAGAAGTACAAGGATGAGTTATCTATAAATGGTGATTTGTCCTATCTTAATTTAGACTGGAAGCCAGTACCTATTATACCTAAGTTTGTAGATATCGTGGTAAACGGGATGTCTGAAAGGATGTTCAGTATTAGAGCTTACTCACAAGACCAGTACGGAGTTAGCAAGCGAACAGAGTATATGGAGTCTATGATGAGGGATATGGATGCTAAGGTCTACAACGACCAAGCGGCGGAGATGTTCAATATAGACCTATACGAAAACAAGAAAGAAGATCTACCGGACACTCAAGAGGAGTTAGATCTCCATATGCAGCTTAGTTATAAACAGGCAGTAGAGATAGCAGAGGAGCAAGCTGTCAATGTTTTATTAGACGGTAATAAGTACGATTTAATTAGACGAAGGTTATTATACGACCTAACAGTGCTCGGGATCGGTTGTGTGAAAACAGGTTTCAACTGGAGCGATGG